AGAAATCTATCTCATCAATCTCAGTGTAAGACTTGATTATCTCACCTTTCAATGTGTGTTCGCGGTAGAGTTCTTCGGTGTCACCCCTATCTGATCTCAATACGATTACATGTTTACCCTTGAAGTGAGGGATGATCTTATCCATGTGAGACTGAGACTTGGCAAGGTCTTTTGGATTCATCTGCAACTCACCGTGATATCGAAACTCGCTGTCACTAGGGATCACAATTACATCTGCCCACTCAATCACTTCTGGGTCACGCGATGGTTTGCCGCCAAACGAAATGTTGTACTCTCTGTATTCGTGTTGGGGATTGTCTTTCATCCAACGAACATAATTCTCCAAGAAACTGTCCAACACAGTTTGTAATGGGCCCTCGTATCTCACATTGGATCGCAATCTGGCACATGCAATTTTCATGATAACTTCACTCGGTCTCGCAAACTAGTAGAAGAAAAAGAATGTTTCCTATTGGTATATGCAACAGGTATATTCAATTCATCACCAGTAAAACGTTTGTCTCTGTAGTCTTCGCCAACAAATCTCACATCAATTTTTTTCGTGAGAAGAATATCCATCAAGCAAGTCTCGGTTGAGTATGGAATAATTTCATCTACATACTTCAACCCGTCAAGCTGGATAAACCTTTCGTATACGGACTGCACTGGTGAATTCTTATTCTGTCTATCCACACTCGGATCAATGTGCAACCCAACAATCAACCAATCACATCGACTGGCCGATTCTTCCAACATTACTACATGTCCAGCATGTAACAAATCAAATGCACCACAAGTAAATCCAACTTTCATCGTATAATATCTATCTTATCAATTGTATTTTGGTTCCACACTTCCAACTCTTTTCTAATCCTACCATCGGACATCAGATTGTTGTGTCGTTTGGTTGCAAGTTTCTTCCACCACTTGATGACCTCTGGCAATTCAAACCTGTCAAAGTTCTCGGCTTTCTGTAATGTGTCGGTCTTACCTAGAAGAACATCCTTTGTATTAGAGTATCCATACTCCGACATATAAAATCTTTTGTTTGTTGTTACATCAGTAGATGACTTGATCGTGTCAGTAAATCTTTTGTACTCATCAGCATCATGTTGTTTCAAGGATGCCTTGACGATACCAACCATCTTGGTTTGAATTTTTAGTTTGCGACTAGACGCACCTTTGTGTATCAGTTCTTCTCCATCGTTCTTTTCAGTAAACCAATCACGCAGATGAAAGTATATGTCCTCACCCATAGTCAACAAAAACTGTGACTGCGTGTCACCCTTATATCTAAGGAAGGGTCTCATGCCATCATACATGGATGCGCCTTTGATGTTACCGTACAGAGAGGTGGTCTCAAACAAACAGAATTCTGTTTTATATTTTTTGTCCAACATGCGGCGAACCTCATGGGAACAACAGATTGCGGCCATAAGTTTACCACCAAGATAGTTGAACCCGAATGGTTGTACGGGGACAATGTTGAACCCCATGATCGCACGTTGGTTAAAGATTCCAAGATCGGGAACGCCACCTAGATAATCGTTTCTGGGTTTTGAGTTGATGAGAGGAGAACCCATCTTAATAAACCCAACGGCTTTGTTTGTGTTTGTCTCTTTGACCACCAGTTTTAGAGATTTGCCTGGCGCTTCATCGGGGGAGAAAGAAGCGGTCATCTCTAACATCTGGTCAAAGATTTCGTTGTTCATTTGAACAACTTCAAAGTCCATATCATCGGGTGGCGTTTCCCAATCTTGAAACATGTCGTCTTCAACAGACATACCAAAAAGGGGTGGAGGTAATGCCTTCACCCTTTCAATTTTTCTTGCACGAAAATAATCATCAATTCTTCCAAAGTTTGAGAAGTAATCAATAATTAGATTGCTCGCGTACAGCGAGTCTTCTTTACATAGAATCATACAACAGTCATGAATTGTGGAACAGGTCGATTAGTCCACTTAGAAAAATGAGCTTTGTATTTGCGATAGTACAGTTGATATGCCTCAACAAAGTCATCACGTTTTACGTCATCGGGCATTGCTTGCGGTAATATTGTGAGTTGTCCCATCGGAATATTCTCTGGCGGTTTCTCCAGAACCTTGTGGAGTTTGACCCACGAAGCATGGTGTTTGCCATATCGATGGGTGTATTCTTTGGCAAGTTCTGACCAAAGAGTGTACATCCACATGTAGTTTTCCTGAGTGGCACGGACCCAGATATTAGTAGGATGATTGATATGGGATGCCTTGTATAAGGTTTGTTCCACCAAATCATCATCCATGCGCCAACGTTTGATGTTTCTACCGTTAGCAGTCTTATCAAGGTATTGAGAACCGTCAAGTACACGGTGTGCCGTGGACATCATTTGCGGATACTCAATGTTCATTTTCACAACGTGTTTGTCATTGTGTAAACGTGCAGCAATGACAGGGTTTTTGTGAAGTCCAAATGCGTTCATAATGTATACCCCCTAGTATCATGTACCATTATACACACTGTCCGGCCAGATGTCAAGACTCTTTTAGTGCATCAATCTTCTCTTTGGCCAAGTCCATTGCTTCCTTGTCATTGAAGTACTTCGGTCTACGTTTTGGTTGATTCTTGTTAGTCTCCGCGAACTTCTCGTTAGACTTCTCAGCATCTTCAATCTGTCTCTTCATGTACTCAAGAAATTCAGTAGAACCAGAGTCTCCACCAAGTTCTTCCATCATACTATGAAGATCAAGACTCTGGATATACTTGTTCTTGGTATCAATCTGTTTCTTCTCTTTCTGAATCCTACGCAAGAAAGCATAGTAGGTAATCTGAGTAAAATATGCAAAGGGATTCTTGGACTTAGCAGGGTCAAAGTTATTGATATAGGTGATGCAGTTTTCAATACCGTCGAGAATCATTTCCTCTCGGAAAGTATAGTTTACAAAGTTAGACTTGTAAGCCAAGTGATTAGCAATCTTAACGAAACACTCACCGATGTAGTTTGACACCCTCGGTTTGGGTTCGCCAGCATCTTCTGCAGCAAGACGTTCTTCGCGGTACTCTGTCATCGCCGCCAGAAAATCTTTGTTGTTGACGTAGTGTCGGTTTTCTTTTTTGTTTGCCATAATATAATTCCTTTTATGGATAGAATGTATAATATACCACTCTATCAGGTAAATGTCAATGATAGAATAAACCCTTGACAACAGGTCAAAAAACGATTACAATTGACTTGTAGTTCTAAGGATAATTAAGCTTAATGTAGCTGGTCCTTGGGTTTACCCAATGAATTAATTTGATCGATTAGATCATCAAGCGTGGCATCTTCATCTATCATCGGGTCAAAATCATCCAGAGCGTCTAAGAAATCTAACCCCTCTCGTCTGTCTTCCATGTATCCCTCTGTCATCTTGAAGAATCCTTCGGTATACTGTTCATCCAAACCGCAGATGGTTATGATTTTACTTTGTTTTATTCTATAGGTTTCGTCGGTTGTAAAAGACAACCAAGGTCTCAACGATAAAGCTTCGTGGGTAGAATTAATTTTTACTCTGGTTACTTCCAGCGGAATAGTCGTTTCAATATCGACTTCGTTTTCTGAGATGATACCAGCAATAAGCTGCATACCATTTTCTAAACAAATAATACTAGGTTTGCATTTTACCATTAGAGTCTATCCTTATAACTTTGTATTCAAAGTTCTCTTCATTATATAATTTAATTCTCTCAAGCACATGATTCAAAGTATAGTTCTTTTTGTTCTTCCATGATAAATCATCACCAATATCAAATAAATTACAACTAGATTTGTCTTCGCCTTTCCTCAGACCCCTACCAATAGACTGTAGATTTCTTATTCGACTCTTACTTGGCGAGGCGAACACTACATTGTGTAGGTTTCTAATATTTATACCAGTGGAGAACGTGCCATAAGAGGCCACAATTATAGTGTCTTTTGATTGTTCTGTCAACTCACGAATCTTTTCTCTCTGTTCGGTCTCGGTGCCACCGAAAACAAAGTACACTGGTTTGTCAGTCATTTCCTTTATCATCTTATACAGGACATCACCGTGTTTCTCTACAAACTGGTACAAGACCAGCGTATTACCCTTCTGAGAGGTCGCCAGCTTCGCCAGAATGTCATTGCGTTCTGGGTTCGATACTAGGAAGTCCATCTCTTCTTGATAGGTCATTTTAGATACAAGTTTTCTTTGTTCGTCTGCATACCCTATTACCATACAGATAATTTTAAGTTCTGCAAGTTCTTTTTTGTCCATCAATTTTTTGGTTGTGGTCACTTTAAACACCGGACCAAACACACCTTCCAAGACAAGTTTGTGTGTCTTTGTGCCGTCTAGTGTACCAGTAGTACCAATTCTGAAACGGGCGTTAGTACATTTGTCCATGAGTGTCATCAGTGACTTCGCCTTGAACAAGTGAGCTTCGTCACCATAGACTACATCAAACTGACTGAACCACTCTTGGGGAAACTTGTAGATAGACTGCCATGTAGATATCACTACATCAGCATTGTTGGATTTCTCTTTCCCACCATAAATTCTGTGACAGTGTTTTGCCACTTTGAACCCGTTATTACTTGAGTAGTCTCGGAAGTCACCGTACATCTGTTCTACCAGTGAGGTGGTGGGTACTACGATCAACTGTTTGCGACCCAGAGCTTGGTGGTATCTAATCAGTGAGTAAATGATAAGTGACTTACCAGATGCAGTCGGTGATAACAACAGAGTCCTACCAGAGTTTATCGCCTCATGGATTGCGTCTTGTTGATAATCTCTTGCTTCGATTTTTTTCTTTTGGCTGTGAAGATTCAAGACACCACAAAACTCTGATATCTCTTCTTTGGAAATCTTTTCACCGAATGGTTCAAGATCAATCTGAATCTCATACTCTAATTGTTTTGCAAACTTAATTAGATACGGGACCAAACCAATATAGAGTTCAGCCTTGTTGACGTTGTATAGTCGTATCTTGCCATCCCAATACTTGTTTCTATAGGACGGCATAAACTTGGCGCCAGGCACTTCAAAGGTAAAGAAATCTGATATTTCTCTCCTTATGCCATCGTCTGCCTCGACGTAAACGTGAACGTTATCTTTTTGTTTTACCCAAATCATATAAGCCCGGATTGCATCTTCGTCCACTCAACCGCAGTCTTGATGTCCCAACCTCGGCCATTCAAACTGCGGAGTACTCGGTCCACGAAATCTACGGTAGTCTCCAAGTAGTATACTTTATCCTGTTGACGAATGACATCCGCATCACTATCTAGATGTTCTCTCATGTCTGTTCGCAACACAGAGTTCTTTCTCCAAGGTTCCCACCCCAGATTATCAAGTTCTTCTTTTGAAAGTTCTCCACGGAAGTATTCTGCTTTAACTCTCTCAAGTCTCTTGAGATCAGCAATTGCTTTTCGGAGTTGAAGTTTTGTGTTAGATAAAATTGTTACATACTTTGAGTGTAGTACAGGAGTTCTTGTTGACTCCCCACCCAAATCCAATTCATCAAGTTTACAGTCTTCAGCCCATTGGGTCTGAAGTTCATTCAATGTTGCCATAATATACCTTTAGGTCACGTTTCTAATATTATATATCCTATATTTAAATGACGCCGATCCAGTGAAGTATGGTGAATCACCAGATGATTGATCGAATTCTAGTCCAGACAATGCAATTGGAAATGCGCCTCTAAAAATAATTTCAATGTTTGGATTGTCATTTGAGTCAAGAACAAAGAGACTCGCATCACTTACCTGAGCGAGAGCCTCTCTCTTGTCTTTCCTGTTTGACAGACCCGTTCTCCACTCCTGACTTGCAACATAATCTTTGTATTGTTGCGTACCTTCTGGTGCTCCAAGACCGACCAACCAATCGTAAAGTTCCTTGTAGTTTGACATATCCTCTTGGATAAGGAATCTAATATTCAGATCACCAAAGGTCAACTTATCGCCTGGATATGCGATATCCTGCAACGGGGTAGCTTGAGTAGGGAACCCCATACTAATGTCTGGAATGTTTGCACCCTGACAGAAAAATGCAACGTGCGGAATGTTGTGAATCTGAAACTTAAACCCAGTGGGTCTCAGATAATCTAGATCACCGTTAGCATGTGCATTGTACAACCCCGTATTGGGCGACAGTGTGGGAGTGTAAGCCATTATAGTCTCCTATGTATGGCACTATTTATAAGGATTCTAAGCCAAAAAAAAGAGGGTGTATGAACACCCCCCTTTCATTCAAAATAATAAAGTTACATCAGGATCATCAACAGAATAACAATTCCGGCTCCCATTCCGAGTGAGGGTAGGTGAACCTTACCAATTACGGGTACTTGCATTTCCATTTACTTCTCCTTTATTATAGCCCTTATCGAGCATATAATATTTATGTTAAATCATAGTTTGATCTCAAAATGTGTACCAAGTACCGTCATTTTTTGGTCCCACCCCTCAGTACCCTTTCGTTCAATGAAAGGTGTGATCTTCCAGTTACCCTGTTTGTATGTAATACCTAACTGGTCTCTTGAATCAAACTTGGTGCCCGCATCCTTAAACGCCCAACGTGGTTGGAGTTTAGCATACAAATACCAATTACCGTACAGATGGGGAGTGTACTCAAAGATAAACCGATACCGCCAGTGATCTTCTTTCTTGTCAAATGACCGAAACTCCATCCTACCTTCTACTGTCAAGTCCTTATAGGAAAAGAACTCACCAGTAAACTTGATACGATTTTCCCTCGTATCTCTCAAGTCTGCATACCGATACATCACTTCGATTGGTCCAACCTTATTACCGATCTCAACGTGCCAAGCACCTTCCCGATGTCGATAAGTGTATTCCCAATCATCCTGCTTTGCTTTATAATTATGTTCAGATGGTGCAGACATAACTAGCATAGGAAATATCGTTGCTACCACAGCAATGATCGTGAAACTGATAACCAGCCCCCACTTCTCTCTCTTCTCTAGTGCCATGAGAAATACTCTTGTTGCGATGCAACATTGCATCCATAATATTTATTTTGAGGCCTTGGAGTTTTATGTTAAGGTTTTGTGAAGTTTAAGCCAAAAAAAAGGGACTCCGTAGAGTCCCTTAAAATCGTCCCTTTAGGGATTCTTTTTATTACATCAAGTTTGAAACCTTAACAGCGCGGTAGTACTGGTTACGATCAGCAGTGAAAGTATCACCGTCAGTGTTACCAGAACCATCAACAACGTAAGGGTTAGCAATCATACCGTAACGAGTCTTGAAACCAATTTTTGGTTGGAAGGTGTCAGGGTCAATTGCGCGTACCATTTGCAGAGGTACATATGGGCAGTAGAACAGACCTGCGTCATAAGGTGAAGTACCCTTGTAACCAGCAACGTAGAACTGACTAGCAGCACCAGTGTTTGCAGAATAAGGATCAACGTAAACCTTGTAACGACCATTAAGTACACCAGCGAAAGTATTACCAGTGTCATCAACGTTTAGGTTAGTAGAAAGAGCAGGAGTGTAATCAAGTACACCAGCCATTGACAGGGCAGAAGCAACATCTGAAGAACAGATGATGAAGTTACCCTTACCGCGACGAGTGTCTTGCGCGATTACGTTCGCGTCTCTTTCGATGTTGAACAACAGACCCTTGAATCTTTCAACAGACCAGCGACCATTTGAATCTACGTCAAGGTCAAAAGTACCAGGCGTTGCAGTAGAAGCAGCACCCGTCTTAGCGACTTTGTAGATTGTACGGATCACTTCGCGGTTGATTTCAGCGAGGATTTCCTGAGACAGAATGTTTGACAACTCTGACTCGGCGTCAAGACCGTGAACTGCCTTGAGGTCTTGCGCGAGTTCGACAGTATACTCTGCCTTCAGTGCGCGTGACTTAGCAGTTACAGTGGTCTTCTCAATTGAGAATGCCATCTGGTTCAGTGTAGTACCACCGGAATCACCGAATCTCTCAGCGTCATCACGCGACACACCAGCACCAGTAGTGTAGGAACCGTCAACTGGGTTTGAACCAGCGTGAGTACCACCACCAGAGAAGTCTGTATCAGCTTCGTTGAACAGAGCTTCTGTACCAGTTTGTGAAGTGTAGTGCGACTTCATCGCAAAGATAAGACCAGTAGGACCAGTCATCGGTTGAACACCAGCAACGTCATACGCCATCAGGTTAGGAAGGGCGCGACGAACCAGAGAAATCAGGATCGGATCGTATGTATCGATCTCACCTGACATGTTGTTAGCGTGTACCGCTTCAGAGAAAACATTCTTCTCTTCACGGAGAGCCTTTTCTTGGTTCTCAAGAACTACAGAAGTTACTGCCTTACGATAAGGGTCAGCAATCTCTTGCAGATCGGGATGATCCAGAACAGGACTCCACTTTTTTTGTATTTCTTCAGAAAGATACATTGTAATCTCCTTGATTGGTTTTTGTTTTACCTAAGTTTATTTATAAAAATTTTACTTTTTAATCTGTTTTGAAATTGCCTGAGCGTACTTATTGATTGAAGTACCTTCGTCAAGATGTCCAGCGTCAACTGTATCTGACATTACTTCACCAGTGTCCACACCCTGTTTGGGGAAATAGTTTTCCTTAACAACAGAGACTTTTTCAGCAAAGAGTTCGGAATCACCAAAGTCTACATCAGCAAGAAGTGAAGACAGTTTTTCTGATTCTGTCATTGTCAAATCGTCAGATGCCTCAGCGATGATCTTCTCACGCAACATGTCTTCTCTTTCTTTCGTCAGAGATACTTGCGATTCGATAGACTCGTTGAGTTTTCCTTTGAGTTCTTCGATCTCAGTTTGCATTTCACCAAGTACATCGTACTTTTCTTCAGGCACTTCAATATAGTGTTCGGTGAAAACGGTTTTCAGAGACTTGATAAAGTCTTCTGTAATTTCAGTACGAATACCGCGTTCAATAGCGAGTTCGTTCTCTTTCATCCAGTTCTCAGAAACATAGTTGAGGTATGCGTCAATCTTCTCAACCATATCGTCTTGGAATTTTGCTTGAGCGGCATCAGCCTCTTCTGCAAGTTCGGCCTGGATACCTTCGATTTCGTTAGCAAGACGAGCAGTAACTACCGTCTCAAAAAGTTCAGCGGCCTTAACCTTAAAGTCTTCTGAAAGATGTTCTTCGTCTGCGAACAGACCAGCGATGTCACCTTCAAAGAGACTTTCGCCTTCGACTTCTTCTTCAGCGTCTTCAATAGACTCTTCTTCAGAAACAACTTCAACTTCTTCAGACTCTTCTACAGCTTCGTCTTCAGCAATAACTTCTTCTTCTTCAGACTCTTCTACTTCTTCTTGGTTGACGTTGCCCTTTGAAGATGACTGATTGACAACCTTGCGGGGGTCTTCGTCAGTTTCATAGTTGGGCGCATCACCAGCACCAGAGTGAGTAAGTTCACCAGACTGACTCATCTTGTCAGCAGCAGCCTTACCAATAGAGGATGTCAACCCGCCATGCTTGTCACCTGTACCAGACAGGTCTTGCATCTCGGGTGAAGGGTTAGAAGAACCCTGAGTAGGATTCTTGGAATCGCCAGGTGTTGCATTGGGCTTAAGGTTTTCCGCAGCAGCCTTCTCTTCCAGTTCATTGACTTCTTCAGCGAGCTGCAGAGACTCTTCGATCTCCTTACCCTTCTTCAGAAAGTCTCTGATTTTACTTTCTACGCTCATGATTGTCTCCTTTGAGAATTTTTGCGTTACTGATAATTATTTATAAAAAATTATATCTTTGATAAACGATCTAGGAATGAACTGAACACTTGGAGTTTTTGCTCCTCCAGTTCACGGGAACTAGATTCTCTAATAACCCTTTGAGCAATGTCCATTTCTCTTTCGGTCCATATACCGTTTATCATCATCCATTCTTTGTTTTCCATGATACCTCTAACAAAGGCATCAGGAGCAGAAGGGTCTGCCACAATATCAGCAGCAGTTGCGAGAACAAAATCATCTTGTACTTCATTGATGCCGTTCTTCTCTTTCAGTGAACCAAGGCCTCTTGATGACACACCAAGTTGTGCGCCTTCGTCCATCAAATTCTTAACAATGTTACCCATAGGAGTATCTAGGATTTTAGCTTTACCTACCCAGTTATCACCACTTTCTTTCAGAGAGGTAATCATGTGAGATACGCGGTCCAGATTAAGAGTCGGTCCTTCTGGGTGACCCAATTCACCCATCGCTCTTTTCTTATCTATCTGTTCTGTGCGATATCTATCCACCTCTTTACGCATAATCTCTTTGGGGTAAGAACGATTATTACGATTGGTGAGATTGGACTGCAAGAAAACACCTTCAATGTAAAGGTTTCTCTTGCCGTTTTTCTCTTCTGAGATATATTGAATATCTTCAGTGACTTCAGTTATTAGTTTCATTAATTACCTCCCAGAGTTCCCTGATCTTGGTGTTGTTGTGAACCAAATCCAGTAACCTTGGATAGTTCTAACCAGACAACAGCATCACCACCTGCAATAGCAACAACGATATCTTGATCGTTCTCGGTATTTTCTACCCATCCGTACCAATCAGTAAACCCGTTACCAGATACAGACATAATCTCTACCGAGTTACGAGTGATTGTTGCGGAAGCACCACTAGCGCAGTTCCAGTGTACTCTTGTTATGTTTACTGTCGGACTAGAGGCCGTCTCTCCCGACTTTTTTATATCGGTGTCGATATCGATGGTTCCGCTGTCACCACCAGTGCCCGTACACCTAACAACTGCCTGCACTTGAGTCAGTTTTAAGTTAGATTTTGCGAATGCCATCTACCTATCTCCGTTAGTATTTCTTTTTGTGGTTAGCGTGACCCGACATTTCTTGGATATCCAAGGCATATGTCTCGCACATTTCGATACCATGTTCAAACATAACTTTGTACCACCACACATCACCGTTAGCATCTGGTTCTGCGTGTTCTCCCATGATGGGTTTACCTTCACCGAATTTGGGATGAACTACTTTTGTAGCACACATATGAGTGAGTTTGGGGTCTTCAGAACTACCCTGCTTCGGGGGAGTCTTGTCTCCCTCAGTGCCAGTTTCAGTAGGATGATTCGCAGTAGGCTCTTCCTTTGAAACCTTTTCTACTGGTTTGGCCTCTTCGCGAAAATCTTTAAACGTCTTCATCTGACTCTTCCTCTGATTCTTCTGGGGTTGCTTCCAAACCCATCTTTTGCATTTCTGGATCATTAAAGATGCCTGGTACGATCTCGGACTTTCTAACCGCGAGCATATCATCGGCACGTTTGTTCATCATTGCAAAGAATTCGTCATTTGCACCAGCGAGGTCTCCGTCAGCCCACTTATCCATCATTTGTCTGATGGCATCTTGAGAACCAACTTCGTCCTGCACTTCTACTTCAACGTTTTCAGCTTCTTCACTCATTATTATCTCCTACTACATTATCTTCTGGTTGACTTGCTCCGATTTGACTATCTATCAAAGCAATTTCATCGTCACTAAATCTTAAAATTTGTTTCTGGACATATTCTTTACTGAACAATTGTCCAACATAAGGTGCAACCTGATTGAGAATTTCAACTCGACTTCTCAATACTTCCTGTTCCTTCGACTCAGTGTAGTAAGCATCAGATGCAAACTTATACTGAAGGGCTTCCCTAATCGCAGGCCACTCTGTCTCGTTGATAACTCCCTTGAGAATCAACTGCGTCTTCAACAAATCATCAAAGACACCAGAGAATCTTTTTCTCAACTTAGAAATGAACTTAGTAAACTTGAGTTCATCTCTTGTGATCTCAGCAGACCTACCAAAGTTAAGACCAGCCTGTTGTTCTAATCTAGAGACAGGAACATTGAGTGATTGATATAGTTTCTTCTGAAAGTAAACTACGTCTTCAATCTCACCCAAGTTCTGGCCACCAGGCAATGTTTGAATTTCTGTTCCTCTGCCACCTTCTTTTCTTGGCAACCAGAAGTCTTCAAGCATTGACATAAACTTTTTGTCATCTCGGATTTCTCCGGTCTCAGAATCGTATACTAACTTGTTACGATATCTGTTCATGACATCTTTTAGATATTGTTCTGCCTTACTAGTAGGCAAGTTACCAACATCTATGTAAAAAATTCTTCTTTCTGGTGAACGAGTGATACGATAAATCACCACCGCGTTCTCCATCATTCTTAACTGGTTAGCAGGGCGAATCGCTTTGTGCAGATACGATAGTGGTATATTCTTGTCTTGGTCAACCAAACCAGACGTACAATATGCAACTGCATCCTTACTAACTTTGATTGCCTTATCATTAGCAACATCCGTCTTGTACATTTGGTTGCTAGTGAGAGCAATACCTTTCTCATCAAATACAAAATACTCGTTTACTTCTTTGACCAGAGAAACTTGTGTTCTAGTATCTTTCTCTTTCCTGATCTCTCTGACCTTACGAATCTTTCTCGGGTCAACGTAACGAATATCTTTTAAACCCTCTTTGGGTTTTTCTGTATCAATAACTTTATGGAAGTAAATTCTTCCATCGATGTACCACCTTCTAAAATAATCTTGTGCCTTCGTATTGAAGTCCAAGATAGTCATGATGTTGTTAAACTCTTCTGCAATGGTTTTCTTAACACCCGCAGAGACAGATAATTTATCAACATCAATCAGTACTGGTTTTTCATCATCAAGGTTTGATATAGAATCATTGACAACATCTTCAATAGCTGCGTCAACATCTCCCATCATGGAGATGTCTCTATATCTTTTAATTAACTGGCTCTCGTTATTAGCAGTACCTTCGATATCAAAGTATGTACCGTAATACCCACCAGCCTTAATAGCTTCGAGCGACCCATCATCCGTGGGGGGAACAAAAGACTTCTCCCCTTTAGACGATTTGGATCGCTCTATGCTGTATCCAAATAATTCCATAATTTATCCTAGATTGACGGTTAAGACTTATCCCACATCGTAATGTGAGTACTGCCAAGTCACCGTAAATTCTTCAAAAATATCATTCTGTGCATAATTCAATGCGATTTCTGACATCTGAATAGGGAAGGCATTGCGTAGTGTATACTGACCACCAGGCAATACTACATCATTACGATCCAGATGTTCAACAACGATGTCGGTCTGATAGTCACGGGGTGTAAGAACACCAGTGTTATCAGCACGATCATTCAGACCATTCATCCACTGTTCAAATGGAGCCCTGAGACTGAATTCAGAATCATTTACAACCGTAATGGTCCACGGATCAAAGATTCTTTCTCCTGCCAACTTAACCTCGCGACCCCTATACTGGATGATCGCGGGGTTGACGTTTGAAGCAGGCAATGCGGCGCCAGTTACGAGCAGACTGTAAGAAGTGTCAACACCAACCACATAGCCGGGAAACGCGAGTTTCACCCTAAACTGGTTGGGACGAGCACCTCCGGCGCCAAGTCTTGCCTTAAACTCTTCAATATTCATCTAACTTTTCTCCTAAGTTTGTCTGTTATTTATTCGTACTATTAAGCGCCAAGTTCTTCAAACGAGATGCCAGTTCTAGTAGCGATAAACGTCAGAGTGATGAAGTTGATAGACTTAGCAGGTTTGATGTAAATATCCGCTCTAAATTCATTAGAGTCGATAACCTGAGGCGTGTTGTTTGATTCGTCACAAACTACACGGAAGTCGTAAATACCTCTGCGTCCCTGTACGTCACGCAAGAACGGTTCTACTAGTGCAACAAACTGTGCTCTTGTGAACGCATCGTTGAACTCAAACAACTGGAATTTTGCAGCAGTTGCAATTGCCTTCTCAAGAACGATAAACAGTCTGCGAACATTGATTCGGTTGAAAGCAGAAGGTTTGGCAAGCATAGTCTTGTCACCAAACAAAACGATGCCCGTTCCAGGCGTGCTGATTACAGGGTTTACACCCTTTTGATACAGTGAATCTCTGTCTGCCTTTCTAGGAGACCATGAGAGTTTGATAGCATTCTTGATGATACCGCGATTCAAACCAGCAGGGGAGAACCAAGGATCATCAGCGAGGTCAGTGATTACACAACAACCAGCAACGTCACCGTTCAACGGCGCGTATGTATATCTGTCGTTGTACTTGTCGTACATATACTTCCAACCACTGTCCATGACAGCGTAAGAAGAACGTGTATAAGAACCGTGGTCAGACTGACCGAGGATGTCGGTAACTTCGTCGCCTTCATTGTTTACAACGTTGTTTCTCTGTGGAGAAATAAATGCGAGACAGTCTTTACGAACCTCACAGACGTTATCGATAACGTAGTCACCAACAGATGTTGGGTGTGCAGACAACAGAACCAGAGAAACATCTACCAATTCGTCGTTTGCAAAGAGATCGTAACCAGTTTGCAGGTTGCCAACACTCGGTGCATCGTCAACACCACCCGTGAGAGAAGTGCTTTGATCTGCATCGGCAAAATCCATTGTGGCATAAGTAGTACCACCTTCTGAAGAAGTTCCCCAGTTTGTACCAGTTGCGGGGTCATCCATCCACCAAACCCACTTAGAACGATTATTGATTACGTTCTTGTAGTAGTTGGTAGAGTTGACATCATCTTTTGCATCAGATGCCTTTGAGACACCAGCAAACTTCTCAAGGACAGTACCAGCAATACCAGTGATCGCACCATCTTCATCGATGATGATGATGTTCAATTCGTCATGTGACGCACCGTTGTTATTAGCCCAATCAGTAGTAGTTGGTACACTATCAAACTCATCCTTGTAAGTCCACTCTGTTGCGAGAGTAGCAGTAGCAGCAACAGCACCAGTACCGTCAACGGTTACCGTAACTGTCGGTGCAGAACCGTAACCAAAGCCTGGGTCTGTAACAGTGATCGCAGTAACATTTCCACCAGAAACGGTAGCAGTTGCAGTAGCCTGAATACCACCAGAACCAACAGCAATCTGAGTAGGAGCGGAGAGTGCTACTGTTGCAGTAGTTCTGTCACCAGCACTGTCAGCTGAATCAAGTGCAATACTTCCAACACTCAGGTTGGTGGACGAGGTGACATCAGCAATCTCAACTTTGATACTGTTTCCAAGAGTACCGGCATACTTTGCAGCCCAAGGGCCAACAGAGTTTGAACCAGCATGGTACTGTTCGTTGTAGTGATCTTCGTTCTTAATAAGAACTGCGGTTCCTGTTGACACTGAGTTCTTTGCATCAACACCAACTTCTCTTACTGTAAGAAGGTTTGATCCGTAAGACAAGAAACTGCCAGCAGTCATGAAGTCGTAGAAAGTAGTAGTAGATGGTCTACCAAATCTTTCTACCAAATTGTTTTCCGAATCAATTCGGGTAATCTCGTGAACAGGGCCCCAAGCAAAATCCCCAACTAGACCGCCAATTGTAGTAGCGACGGCTGGGACAACGTTGGTGAGGTCTCTTTCTCGGATTAGGACGCCAGGTGATAACTGGAAAGCCATGTTGTTCTCCTTCGTATTTTTGGTTTTATACTAAATAAATAGTGTTCCTGAGAATTATTTATAAAAAATCTTTTCTCTCATCTGCCCACATCCAATAGTCGCCGTCGATCACTTCTGCCTCTGGTTCAAGCCCGTTATCTAAAAATCCAAAGGGAGTTAAATCTTTTTCAATGTACCTCATCTGTGAGTCATACAACCCTTCTCTTATATCTACATCGGTCAAGTCCTTAAAAAACTGTTGAGTAGACAACCACGCAAACAAAACCATACACATGGCTAAGTCATCGTGGTATCCCTCATCAGCAGAAAATGAACCAGCCTTTTCCACAAAGGTTGATAATTCATTGATGCAGTCTGCATCCCAAACTAAAAACTTAGTTTCTTCTACCAAACTTTTTAGTGCCAAACATCCCTGTCTCTTGACAGCTTTTGATGTTCTAACACCCAAAGTGGTTTGTTTTCCAAAACCAGGCGATACATATTGTTTGTTTTTTTCCTGCACCGTACTAAAAATGTTTTCATACTCTAATTCTTGGTGCAAGATGTCAACTACCTGTTGACCAATATCATTATTTTCGATCAATACATACGCATTGTTAAAATCTTTTGCCACTCTTGCAATAAAGTCTGGATACAGGAGCGGCGAAACCTTGTTGTCTCTAAACTTGCCGACAACCTTGAAAGGCATTTCTGTAATATCAATGACAACAAAAGCTGAATAATCTCCACCGATTCCCCTCGCAGTGTCGGTTGTTATTACATAGTATTTATTTTCTTGAGGTTCTTCATAAATGTCCAGACCGTCCTTCTTGTAAATGATCTCTTTTGATGACATCATCGCTAATGCTTTACCACTAATCAGAGTGTTTGTTGACCCCAAGAACTCACATAAAACTTCCTGATTATATTTTACTTCACCGAGAAGTTTGAATTGTTCTTCTGCCCACTTCTCATCACGGCCAGGAATCTCCGTGTAGTGGATGAACATATTCTTAAACCCATTAGTACCCTTCTCCGATTCATTCCAGAATTTCCAGAAGTGATTGTATCCCAATGGTGTTGATGTCAAAAGAATCTTTGTTGTCTCACCAGCAGAAATGGTTGGGTACACAGAAGCAAAGAACTCATCCGCAATGTTATTTGGAATGATCGCCGCTTCGTCAATGTACAACCAGTTTACCGACTTACCACGAATACCAGATGTGGTGGTTGCAGATGTGAATACCCTTGATCCATTTTCTAAATCAACGTCACCCTTGTTCCATGTCTTGACACCCTGTTGCATCCATATGGGTAGGTTCTCATACATGATTTGATAACGAGACAATACCTCTCTGGCAGCTGCGGTCTTGTTCGCCATAATAGCAACGTTTTTATTGTCTTGGAAAATGGTGTAGTGTAGAATACATGCAGCAGAAGTAATCGTTTTTCCCTGCTGACGACCTTCCATCAAGATCGTCTTACGATTATTCATAATAAAATCTACTTTTGTTTTTTGACAATCATATAGCTTGAAGGGTTGCAAACCCCTGTCAAGAGTTACTATCTTGCAATAGTTTTCTATAAAATATATGGGGTCATCAGAACACCGAACAAATTCTTCCAGTTGTTCTTTGGTGAAATCGTGTTGGTATCCAACTGCTTTTAGATTTGGATTGCCGTGATATGAGGTTTCAGTCTGGTTCATGGTCTATGACGGTCCCATCTTTTTCATCACGAATAGCTTTAAGAATATCACTTGTAGTACCGGCAAAAACAATGTTGTTCTGTGTTTCTATCTTTGGTTTATTATCTACACCAGACTTAACATCAATCCTATGTTTCTTTTCTTGGACATCCATCATGTCTTTTGCCTGTTCACCCATTGTCTTGATGATCTGACCAGCTACCTCATAGGCTCGAGGGTTGTCACTGTTCATCGCAACATTCAAAATACCTTCTGCGGCTTGCTCGCTGTAAGACATGGCCTTTTCCATGGCCTGTCTTGCCTTTTGGAAGTCTGCATCAACATCATTATTGTCGGTCACGGCAGGAGGATTGACCTTGGTTGTTTCAGTTGACACTGTTTGAAATGTTTTATCAAGAGCATCGAATACTTTGTTTCTGCTCATCACATCACCTATTCATATACTTGTTCAAATTCTTCAATGAACCTGTAAGGTTCATCCTTGTAGGGATTATCATTGTAGTCCGGTGGTTCTTCAAACGATACTGCTGGAGCAGTTATATATCCAGAACCCACATCATCAATAACAATTTTCGTAACCACTCCATCGGTGATCTCTGCGTGTGCTCGAGCATTACCATCTATAGTTATATTGGGCGGACTAGATGTATACCCGTCTCCGCCATATGTGAGAGTAATTGCGTCAACAGAACCACCACTGATCGTGGCAGTCGCAGTCGGAAGAGTTGGGGTAATCTCAAATTGTCTCTTGATATGAGGCCCCGACATAGACTCGCTCTCGAAAACTCTTGCAATGGCTTTCTTGATGAATCCTTGATTCTCAACGACACCGTAGTAATTTAACTTCATCGTGAAGTTCAGTGACCAGATTATACTTTGTCTTGCGGCAAAGTCACCTTCGTATTCATCTTCAAATGCGATACTGTCCAGTGTGATTTTGATGTCACGTTTAATCCCCATTGATGGGAGATCATTTACCGTGACGTTGAAATCAGGATTGAAGTATGGCAGAATTTGTTCTACAATCTGCAAACCATCTTCTTGATTCTTGGAGAAGATATAAAGACCGATTTGCATATCGTATGGTGTTGATACAAAAGTTTTTCTGAATGTGTTAGCATCATCTCCAGTACCGACAGAAATGTTTTTCTGGATCGGTGACAATTTTCTGAGGGGGTCAAAGTTAAAACCAAGAATCTCAAACCCCATTCTGGGCAATGTAACTGCAACCTCACCCCTAGTACTTGTGTCTGGAACCTGTGCGATACGAGACAGAAACTTTTGTTTTGGGGAATATGCCAGCGGTACACGAATGTTTTGTGCAACCTCATCATTGGCATTTTCTCTAACAATCTGAATGTTGTTGAATATTGTACCGAAAGCAATAATTGCTTTCTTCGTATGTTGATTGTAAAACTGTTGATTCTTAAACATCAGATTTCACCAAAAGGATTTATTTCCGTGAAGTCAAGAATACCTTCTTGTTCTTGGAACAAATCTATGTCATCGTTGTCAGTGTTAGTAAGACTTCTTTGTGCAGTGAAGTCCTCCAAGATAAGACATCCACTGTCTTCTTGCAACAACAGATCACCGTTCTCAAGTTCAAATTGGAATCTCAGTGCGTCTAGACTCAGATCATCAACGATACCATCAAGATCGTCAAGACCAGTGGCAAACGTCTCTGAAGAGTACTCAAAGAGTTCGCATTGCAATCTAAAGACGTAAATCTTTCCTAATTGATAGAAAGGATTTTGGAATTCTACATATTTAATTTCAAAAATAGAACCCGTCTTTTCAAAATACAATAAGTCTCCTTCTGCTGGACGAGCATCTAATTGAAAAACTCCACCAGAAGTATCTACTAGTTGTTCCCATCTTCTTTTTGACAGGATAAAGTTTGCTTGGTCTCGTATTTCAATACCAAACTTAGTAAATAAGTCACCCTCACCCTCAAAACCATCCACGTTTTCCAAATACATTTCTAAAGGATAGGCTTGAGTAAACTGAGACAGTGTATCTTCATCAAAGATAGTGTCTCGGTCTACTACAGTTCTTGGGAGATAGTAAACATCATGTCCGTATATCTTTAGGCTTTCAATAACTAAGTCTTCGACCAATGTTTGTTCATTGGTCGTGCCCATTGTGTTACCGGACTGAAAATAAAAGTTAGTGGGCATAACTTACCCCACCATAAGTGTCGGCGGTAGTTCGTATTTGAGTTGCATTTCTTCTTCTATCTGTGCAATCTCTTGGACCGCTTCTTGATAGATCGTTTCACCATTCAAAGTCACACCGCCAGGCATTTGAATCCCTTGAAACTTTTTCATGTTCTCTCCCCACTGTCTTTTGATCTGAGCAGTGGCATATCTTTTGAGGAACATGTCATCATATACTTCAGTATATTCGTTGGGGTCTAGAATTGCATAAGCCTCAGCAACAATGTAATCTCCGATATCATACGTCTCTGACAGATCAGCATCAATATGGAGTTTATTTGTTTTGCGATTCCACCTGATCGCCCTTTCATTTCTAAACAATTGTTCAAGGGTTGACATGTGAGTTTTGGTCATCGCATAGTATGTGACATCAGCAGACAACAAATTGTACAGATCGTTCAGTGCAAACTGATAGTCAACATCAAACAGACCGTCTGATTTTCCTCCCATTATTTGGCCAAACTTAAACAACCTAACAATGTTTAGAATGTTATTACTAACGGTGACATATCCATTTTCAATGTCACCTTTCGTATAGGGATCAGAAGAAAGTGTTGCCGTATAGTCAGTATTGCTACCAGTAATGGTCTCACTGGCAGCAAAAGTTCCTTTACTTTTTTCTACGGATATGTCGTTTCCGTCCAATGATACTACATTGGCAGTGGCACCAGAGGTATTTCCAGTAATGATCTCACCGACCTCAAAGTTGCTTGCTAGAGATGCTTGAAGGTTCACAGTGGAACCTGTCAGCTTATGTTTAACGTATGTTCTCTCTGTTCCATCAAAATGATACTCTTGCCAAAACTGCAACGCATCATCTACTCTGTCCGAGATTTGATCTTCGTCAACATTTATCTCAATTACAGGAAACCCTAGTCGCCTGAGGCAGTAATCGATGAGTTCTTGTCTACTAGACAAAGCCATCGGTGTCTCCTAATATTATGATTGATCGTATGCGTATAACAGTGCCTTCAGCGCAGTGATCTCTTGTTGCACAAATGCAGTAGTAGCAATTTGTGTAGTACTAGTACCAGTTGAAGCAGTAGGTGCAGTCGGCGATCCCGTCAATGCGGGTCCAGCAAGTGCAGCCTTTGCATCAAGTTGGGTTTGGATTGAACTTGAAACACCATCAACATAGTTGAGTTCAGTTACAGAAGCGGTCAAAGATGTCAAAGTGGTTGCTTCGGAAGCAACACCAGTTAGAGCACCAATAAAGGTTGCCGCGACAAATGTTTCTGAACCAACAGTCCAACGATCATTTGACTCATCCCATATCAGAGTTTTGTTGGAATCGTCACCACGTTCAATTTCAATACCAGCATTTTCTGAAGCAGAACCAGTTGCGTTTGAATTTAGAACAATTTGGTTGTCAGCAAGACTAATAGTCTCCGTGTTGACCGTTGTGGTTGTACCAGACACGGTAAGATTACCACTCACCGTCATGTCGTTAAATGTTACGTTAGAGGTTGTGTCAACAGTCTGCCCAATACTAACTTGACCACTTGAAACCGTTACACCAGTACCAGCACTGATAGCGGCCTGTGCTCTGGCAGTAGTAAAGTATTGATTACTAGAACCTTCCGAGAGATTGTCGGTATCAAATGCACCGAGATTGACTGCAATATCGTCTGCGTTTACGGTAATACCCGTACCACCACCGATATTTACTGTGACAGAACCACCGTCTCCGCCTCCGGTTAAACCCGCCCCAGCGGTAACACCTGTAATGTCACCTGCTTGTAGATCAGCGTGTAACGCAAGACGATAACCCCCAGCGGTAGAACCATCATGGACTCGCAGGGTGTTGTTGGTAGTATCATAAGATACCTCACCCTCCGCTCCAGTGAAGTTGCCGTTTTGGGTGGACGTTCCTCTTCTAAATTGTACCTGTGTTGGCATAGTAGTTTCCTATAATATCTCTAGTACGATCCACCGTCTATAGCATCAACCTGTGAACCAGGCACTGTTGCAGACGTACTTAAATTGTCCAAATCTGACCTTAGTTGTTCGATTCCACCCTGAGTTGCCCCATCGTGGATAACCAAACACTTCTTTGTCGTATTTATAGTCAGTTCCCCAGACGCTCCAGTAAAGCTGGAGTGATCTGATGTAGTTCCTCTCTTAAACTGTACCTGAGTAGACATACGTTATTTTTCCTATTAGATTGATCCAAAATCCTCTACGACTAGTGCCGCTGTGGGTTTTGTAAGACAATCGAATGACGCAGTAATGATAACATTAAATGCATCAGTGTCGGGATTTGTTAAATCACCATAATCACCAGTTGGAAAAACTTGATTTGGGTCCGCTTTAGAAAAGTTAGCGACGGCAATAATGCTATCATTGGAATCTCTAGTGTAAAGTTTTTTATCATAAGTGTTTAATGCAACTTCTCCTACTTCCAGATTACTGGTAGATGGAACAGAAGATTCGGTTTCACTTCTTTTGATTTTTATTACATTAGACATTCATTATTCCCCTAATTTGTCTCTCTTCTAATTTTGTCACCCAAACTTTCCTTTTTGCCTTTTGGAAAGTTCTCCGGTTTAACCTTTTTAGCAGTAGCAACTGCCTCTGGTTCTTCATAAGTGGATGGTTCCTGATAATCAGACTGTTGGGGTTCCTCCGTTGGAGGTTCGGACAATGCCTGCAACCTTAAATTTGCATGATCCAACTGAGCTTTCAACAAAAGATTTTCTTGTTGTAACTCATTTACCCTACCAGCCATCTTATTCAGATACGTTTGTACAAATTCTTCATCCATAATTTTGCCTCACTATGATAAAAAAGTGGGGGACGAAAGTCCCCCGTCAAAAATTAATATGAACCACCATCAATGGTAGCGTTAGCAATAGTCTTTGCAGTACCACCAGACAAGAAACTACCTACTCTAGTATCAGTAAAGTAAAGGTTTGTTGAACCTTCTGAAAGACCGTCTGTGTCGTGGTTAGAAATACTAGAAACAGTACCAGTTACGTTACCTGTTACGTTTCCTTCCAAAGCCGCAACCAGCGTACCAACCGTATAACCACTTGCAGTGGTGTCAACAGTTGTAGTAGGAGCAGACTGAGAGTCCTTAAACAGTTTCCACTTACCACCGTCTCCCGCATCACGGAACAGACCAGCGTAAAGGTCTTGTGAACCAGATGTGTCATAGAGACCGTAGAAACCGATGTCTACTGAGTCAGATGAACCGTTACCAGAAGCAAGTTTGAACAGAGGATCGGTAACATCCAAGTTAGTGGTGTTTACTGTAGTAGTTGTACCGTTTACAGTAAGGTTACCAGAAACCGTCAAGTTACCACCAACAGTCGGGTTAGTTACAAGACCAACCGCAATCTGGTTGTTACTTACAGTAGTTTCAATCTCGTTCGTAGTACCAACAAAACTAAGAGTTTCACCACCCGCAACCGTGTCATTAGAACCACTGTCAGCAGCAATATCAAAAGATGTTGCAATTGCAGCAGTAGTTGCAGCAGTGACACGACCCTGTGCGTCAACCGTGAGTACGGGAACAGCAGTAGTAGAACCGTAAGATGCGGCAGTAACACCAGAAGCAGGCATACTGATTGTGCCACCTGACTTAGCAAGAGTACTATCTACACTGATAGCGGCCTGTGCTCTGGCGGCAGTGTGATATAGATTCGTGGAACCTTCAGAAAGGTCATCAGAATCATTGTCGGAGAGGTCATCTGAATCATCAGCAGCAGCCCAACTTGAACCGTTGTACTTCAGTACTTGACCGGAAGATACACCAGCAGTTGAAACGTCACTGAGATCATTGACACCGATTGCAATATTTGCACTACCATCAAATGATACACCAGCGATTGTACGAGCAGTTGCAAGAGCGGTTGCGGTGTCTGCGTTTCCTGTTACGTCACCAGTGACATCACCAGTTACATTACCAGTTACGTTACCAGTAAGTGCAGCAGTGATTGTACCAGCAGAGAAATTACCAGAACCATCTCTCTTTACAATTTTGGATGCGGTGTTCGCATTAGTAGCGCCATCGATCTGATCGGTAAAGAACTTACCACCGACTGCATGAATTACCTGATTAGCCCCGCTGTCAACTGATTCAATATATAGTTTAGCAGAAGCACCATCATTCGATGTATCCTGAGCGTAAGCCATTTCACCATTTACAAGATCAGTTGTAGCAGGTGCGGTATTGCCCGTGGATCGTTTGATCTGAATTGTTGTGGACATTTAAGTCTCTCCCATTTGGTTTAGTACTTATTTTTACTTTTTTCTTGTTGCTTTAAAATGTTCCGCCGTCTATATTTGCCACGTTAGCAGCAACATCTGCCGCCGGCGCAGCTTCCCAATTACCAGATGCAGCATCATATACTAAGGTATATCCATTTTGCACCCCATCTACGTCCACTCCCTGCAAACCATCAATACTTGTTGCAGTCTGTGTCCTAGAAGGATTCTGTACAGACGATTTCAGTCTGACATTACCTGTAGGTACAGAAGTTGTTACCCTTCTGACGTTTGTGGACCCCACCTTTACGTTCACTGCCATTACTTTGTTACCTCCGGTGTTACGGTTACAATTCCTTCCAGAATTCTCAAAGTCTCAGCACTACTTTCAATCTCAATATCATAAACATATCTACCAGCCTTGATACCACTGGTCTGCGCGGCAGTCAGTGATATAGTCAACTCTCCGTCGTTATCTACTTTTGCTGTTGTAAAAGCTGTATAAGTAGATGTATAATAACTCTTACGCATTTGTGCAGAGACAGTATAAGAACTTAGGTCTTTTTCCGTCCCATCGTCATTTGTAAGATTTATCGTCAAGGAAAATGTTGTACCCTGATCGATAGTGATGTTTTGTACAGTTGCCATACTTCACCCATTCGTTATGAAATATTTATAATACCCAAAAATTCTATGAAAACTATAGTCACAGTCCTTTATGGTGAGAAGTACAACTCAGATGATGTCCATTATATTTATGAAAAAACGAAATGCTACAATCATGTATGCATCGTAGATGATGAGAATAGTAAATATCTCAACAAGAATATAAAACAAATACGAATAGAAGAACCAGAGGGACACTGGGAGAAGATAAAAATATTCAAAAATAATTGGCAGGGGGATTGCCTTTACCTAGACTTAGATGTTATAATACAGGGTAGTCTAGACAAATTGTTCGACCATTGTTCAAAACCAACAATTTGTTATTGTTACTGGAAGGCTCCGTGGGACACCAGTGAGAATAAAGTGTACAACAGTCCAAAGCGGTACAAGGAAGATGACGGTTCCGATACTGTACCTTGGACATATAAGTGGTTGGGGTCATGGAATTCCAGCGTCATGGCATGGAACGGGAATGACGCAAGATACATCTACAACTACTTTGAAGACAACGACCAATATTTCATGACTAAATATTGTGGAGATGATAGATTTTTGTATCATGAAAAACTGTTTGACAATGTGTTTCCAAAAGGACTTATGTATTCATTTGTCGCTGGGGTAGATTTCGACACAGACGTATCTCCAAGGGGATATAAGATCAAACCAGAATATCCAATTGTGCTGATGAACGGTTCAATATCAAAAGATGAGTTGAGAAAAAAATATTATGATGCACTTTCTCTGCATGAAATGGGGAAATAAGTACTCGGCAGAATATGTAAACAATTTACGCAAGATGGTTCAACAGAACTATACCAAGCGACACAAGTTTATATGTTACACCGATGATCCAGATGGTATTGACAAGGGCATAACCATTCGATCAATACCCAAAGTCGATCCTCTGCATCCCGATTATTGGTTTGGCCGAGAAAATTATTGTTGGGATCGAGCAAAGTTTCTTGTTCTAAATTCTCATCATTGGTTACGCACCAAGGGCCCATTCTGTTATCTGGACTTAGATGTTGTCATCCAGAACAACATTGATGAAATCTTTGAGTTATCTGCCACACCTCATATGTTATATTCTCATTGGGAAGACCCCAGTGTGTTGCATGACCGGAGATTCAAGGACATCCGTGGCAGTCTCTATAACTCCAGTGTTATGTTATGGTGCAACGACGAGGGTGAAAAGATTTACAATGATGTCCTCAAACACAAAGACGCCGTATTCAAAACATTTTGGAAGGGAACAGACAACTACTATCCCTACCGAGAACACGATGTGGTTGGTGACAACTACTGGTCTTTCCTGCCGTCGGATTGGGTTTACTCTTACAACAGGGGTCAGTCATACCCAGATAATTTGACAGAACACCTATACAGAGAAGAGGCAAAATTCTGTATCTTTGATGTCCCCGTGGTCCCAAGGAAAAGTGTTCAAAAATATTTCAAACCATCCGAGGTAAAAGACTACAACATACTGATACACTGGTATGGCAAGAATGAGTTTGAAAAACTTTGGATGCCTAAGTTTCCAGAGAACTTTTTCACTGATAACAAACACACAAAAAGAATTGATACACTAATCAATGATGCAAACTCATATGATCCGTTTGTAAAACAAATAGAATCCAGACACCTAGAAACTATCAAAGAACTTGATGGTGATCTGATTTCAATGCACAAGAAGTTTCTTGCAGATTTTCCTACTGACCCCCTATTATTGGAGGGCGATGAATCATTGTATTGGAACAAAAACGTAGACGGCATCTATAATTTCTACAAAGAAAGATACGTTTACAAAATGCACAAGGTGGTCTTTGATGTTTTGGTAGATAAGTTTTACAAAGACCTACCAAGAATAAAAGAAGATTGGGGGAAGTACAAAGACAAGTTTGACAGAATAAAAAACTGGTGTCAGTTTGATTCCATGACGGATGAAACTCTGGAAAAAAACTATATGGACCAGAGTATCATAAACAAACTGCGCCAGATGGTAGAGGAGAACGATCTAACGTCCCTATCAGACAAGATGATCGAATGCTTCCCAGAGTTAAAAGATCAGCTGAAGGGAACTATATCCGACATCAAGGAGTCTGTTCCAGAGTTAGAAAAAGAAATATCAAACTTCACTTTCATCAGAAGAATTGAACCGCAACACAAACAGATCATCAAAGAAATATTTGACACTGGTGATATGATATCCATGCACAAGAAGTTTTTGGCAGACTTCCCAGATGATCCGATGTTGCAACGCGGCGACCAATCTCTGTACTGGAATAGAGACGCAGACGGAATCTACGATTTCTATAAAGAGAGATATATTTCTCGACAACATAAAATTGTCTACAACGAGGCAAACGACATTGGGTCTGTAAGATACTTCTGGAACATAAGTTGGATGCAGTGTTTTGCATTGTATCGTAGACTGTGGTACAAGAATAATCTTCCACAGATCAAAAAGGAGTTTATGAAGAATGTTGAACTATACGGCATTCAAAGATTGTTCTGGGATGCGGATGACGCAGACACACAAAAGTTGTACAAGAGATACTACATAGAAAATCTCAAAGAACTTTTTTATAAACAGGACTATGAGGCAGTGTTTGAAAGACTTTACAACATCATGCCAAAAGATGAACTGTTATCGATACTCAAACAAGACAACATGTCTGACGATGACACGTTAGTAAAATACTTTCAGATGCACGGCGAACAGTACTCTGACATGTACCGTGGTCTATATGAAGACGGCGCACCGGATGGAGCACTAGTGCAGCTAAGTGCCGCAAGAAATGACACAAAAGATTCTTACAACGACATTTTTTTGACGGGGTACGAACATAATTTAAAATCCATCCGTAAAATTTTTGACAGGTATAGAGTGAATTGGGTGACGTTGATGTGTGAACTTTCTGACCCCACCAAAACAGAACACTTTGAAGAGATATGCAAATACTTCAGAGACAATGGCATAACACTTACGGTGCAAACTTACGATCAAACTTTTATG